CTGAATATTATTAACTCGTAATTTAGCATTACTTAATTTTGTTTTAACCATATTTAAATACATTTTAATTTCTTTTTCTGTCATAAAACACCATAATGCAACTATTTTACTTTTATAACTTCCATGAGTTTCCATATAATGAAAAAACATGTCAACATTTATTTGATTTTTTAATATTTTTTTATTTTTTAATGTTTCGTGGAAACTAATAGATAATTCATTATATTTTTTATTTATATTTAAATTTGAAAGTAAATCTTTTCCCAACCATTCTATTGCTGTTTGATAACTATCCATCATCATTGTATGTTTTACTTTATCATTTTTATCTAACATATTTTGAGTTAGTTTTTTTTTAGCGAGCATATGAAATTGCATAAACATATTGATGGCTTTTATAGCACTAGGTTGTGGGATTAATTTATCTATGTCATTTAAAATTTCTTTTGGTTGGGGTTTATGAATATATTGTTGTATTAAAAAAATTAATTCATCTGGTAATTTTTTTAATTGTTTATTTAATTTTTCAGGTTCCATTATATACTAATCTATGCTTTGCTCTTTTTAACCTTTTTCTTTTTCTTTTTCTTTGTAATACCCTTAGAACGGTTTGCTCTATCTATCTTATATTGTTCATACTGTTTTTCAAGAACTCTCAATTCATGCAACCACATCATCTGAATAGTTGTTTCTTTTACTTTATTTAGTTCTGCTTCTTTATTTCCCTTTTCCTTGAGAAGGGCTTCAAAGTTTTCCTCACATACACTATCCATAGGCATTTTACGCAGATATTTATAGTCTTCATCTCCTACCATAATATCATATCCTCTCGTTTTCAACAAATCAATAATAACATCTTTCTTTTTCTTTCTCAGGTCAATAACATCGTCACAATTCTCTTTGATAAATCTGGCTTTATTACTAATAAGGACCAACTCTTTTTCTAGCATATCAATAATATAGGCCTTCCTTCTTTGATACGCATCCAATCTGATACCAATAAACTCATTAATAATATCATAAATAGTATTATACTTTCTCAATTGTTGTTCTTTATTGAAAAGATACATATTAGATGTTTTCTTTGTAGTTGTCAACTTAAATACCTTTTCCAAACCATTTATGTGTTTTGTAATATGTTTGGAATGCAAATCTGCTAGTTTACCTAGATGCAATTTAATCGTAAATTCTATTACTGTATCTGTACACGAATCAATATATGTTTTAACAACTGGTTCCTTCTTTTTACCATTTTTTGTTTTATCTTCTATCAATGTTTCTAGAAATGCTTTATAATCACTTGTCCATGTTCCAATCGGTAGTTCCGTAATCTTAATGGTGTCGTGACTAATAATTTCATAAGACCCTTTAAAGAGAAACTTATCTGATTCAATCTTAATAATTTGACCCTTGAATCCTTCATAATAAGGATTAATTTTAATTTTATTTTCTTTTTCTGGTTTCTTAATAGAATATTTCAAATAACTCATAATTTCAGAAGGATTATAACACATACCTTCATAACTAAATCCAGTTCCAATACCTTTTCCTCCATTTACTAGAATCATAGGAATAACTGGAATGTACCAATCTGGTTCAACTTTAGTTCCATCATCATCCAGATTATTCAAAATATATTCATCTGGTTTCGGGAAAATATATCTTGTAATGGGATTCAACATTGTAAAGATATACCTTTCACTTGCTGAATCTTTACCACCTTCCAATCTAGTTCCAAATTGACCATTTGGCAGAAGTGGATTAATATTATTTGAACCAACAAATTCTTGCGCCTGATTGACAATTGCTTTATTTAAACTCATTTCACCATGGTGATAGCAAGAATGTTCTGAAACATACCCAGCAAACTGAGCAACCTTAATTTCGTTTTTCAATGGCTTTTTAAAAGCACAATACAAAATCTTTCTTTGACTTGTTTTAAATCCGTCAACCATTGAAGGAATACTCCTTTCACAATCATATTTTGAAAAATGAATCATTTCTCTATCAATAAAATCTTCGTAATAAATTTTATCGTTGTCCGGACAAAGTGTTGCATGTCGGTCATAATTTCCTAGCCAATCTTTTCTATCATCAGCCCTTGTTTTATTAAAAACCTTATCAATCGCATTATCACTTTTGTTTTCATTATAATTAAACCAAACAACCTTCTTTTGAGAGAAATATTCTTTAAATTCCTTAGCAGTACTCGTTCCTAGACCCTTATAATACTTCACCTTCCATCCCTTACCTCCGTTATTTTTTTCTTTCCATTTTTCATATGCACTTTCATTATAAAATGATTTTACCTTTTTACCTTTAGTTGCCTTCAAAATAGGAGTATTCATAAATCCCAGAAAGTTAGGAATTTTTACCAAATCATGCCATTGAGAATGAAACATGTTAATACACAACCCCTTAATATGACTTCCATCCAAATCTTGATCAGTCATAAACAAAATCTTTCCATAACGTAAACATTTTTTTGCAGTTTCACCATCATAACTTTTATTTGAAACTAATCCAACAATTTTCTTTATATTTGCAATTTCTGCATTTTGATTAATTCTAATTTGATTTTCATTAAGAGTATTCATCAACTTACCTTTGAGTGGAAAGACGCCGTATGTATTTCTATCTTCTTTACTAAGGCCTGAAACAATTCCAGCCTTTGCTGAATCTCCCTCGCACAAAATAAGAGTACACTGTTGTGACTTTGTACCTCCCGCAAAGTTTGCACCCATATACTTAGGAATTCCTCGAATATTTCTAGTTTTCCTTCCATCAGTTTTCTTAGCAAGTTTACTTTCCTTAATTTCTGTCAAACTAATAGCAGCATCCATAATGCCCATTTTTGCAAGTTTATCGATAAATTTATCACTAACTTGACATTTAGAACCAAATTTAGATTGAGGGGTATTCAATGATTCTTTTGTTTGACTATCAAAACTAGGATTTTCAATAATACAATTCACAAAAAGCATAATTTGTTCTTTAATGGTTGTAGGCTTAACTTTGATTTTCTTTTTCTTTTCGATATAAGCAGTCAACTTTCTTACAATTTGATTCAAAAGATAATCAACATGTTTTCCACCTTTAATAGTATTAATACCATTCACAAATGATACTTGAGTAAATTCATCTAGAGGACTTACACATGCAACAATTTCCCAACGTTCATTTGGTTTTTCATATACACGTTTTGATTCAGATTTAGGTCCAATATACATATCAATATATTGCTCAAAATTTTTATTATTAACTAGATTCCCATTAAACTTAACTTTCACACTGTTATCAGTAACAATTCCAATGTCGTATGTTCGCTTTTTGAAAAGATTAAACATATCATCAGTTAGTTCCGTAATTCCAAAACGTTCATAATCTGGCAAAAACTCGACCTTAGTATAAGCACCAGATTTAGTTTTTCGAATTTTGGGCGTTTCAATAACATTAAGATTATCACGAAAAGTTTGTTTATATTTTTTCTTGCGAATATGGTCAACGGTTTCAATCTTTCCCCACTTTGAGTAAATCAGAACCAACTTAAATCCAAAACCATTTTTACCTCCAACAATCTTTTTCTCATCTTTATTATAATTTGTAGATGTTCTAAGATGACCAAAAATCATTTCAGGAATCCACAAATCATTTTCAGGATGCTTCGCGACATCAATACCATTACCATCATTATACATAGTAATTACTCCTGTTTTTTTATTGACTTCAATGCTAATTTCAGTAACAGCAACAATATTTTTTTCTTTATTTTTCTTTTTTTGTTGAAGACGAATAACATGATCTCTACAATTTACAATACCTTCATCAAATAGTTTATAAAGACCTCCGATAAAATCATACTCTTGATACACAATATTATTCTCATCGTCTAATGTCCAATATTTTATTTTATCACTATCGATAGGACCAATATATGTATCTGGAGCATCAAGAATATGCTCAATATCAGTTTTTTGCTGATAAGTTTCTGCTAGGTTTTGTTCTTGAGACATTTTCGATGACATGATTAGAGATAACAATTTATTTTGTCTTTAAATTATTTTCAATTTTGTTATAATCTATATTTTAATATATTTCATAATAATTTTATATAATAATTATGAAAGAAAATATTTAGTTTTCGTCTTCAGAAACTATAAAGTGAAGAAGAAGTTCAACTGGTTTTGTTGTTGTATTACCGTTGGCTATTAAAATAGATAAAATAAGTTTATTATCTTTTACAAATTTAGTCTGGGGGAAAGAATACTTTCCTAAAGTTTGATTTAATGTTTCTAATAATTGTTGATATGATAAGGCATTTTCTATACAGCAATTATTTAATTCACTCCATCTATCAGCAATCATAAGTTCTCTGGCTATATCAATGTATGAACTTCTAGACCAATTATCAGAAGTTATACCTGTATCTTGTTCCCAGAAATTAACAGCCTCTTTAAGTAAATTATATCCATGATTATCAACCGGCGCTCCATCATCAGTCGCGTGGCGCCACCCCTTTAATAAATCTTTACTACCTTTTAATATTGCTCTAGAAATATCATATAAAGGCATACTAAATTCTTCATTGTATCTGTAGAAAAGTTGACGCATATTATCTCCTGTAATTGCATAATACTGAGCGACCTGTGTTGTACCGCTCAAAGTATAATCGTATAAATCAACAACATGATTACTTGATTGTACAATACTTGGAGTATTAATTTGTAAGTGTGCGAAAACAATACCTTTAGTCGCAGGAATAGTTGTTGGGTCAATAGATATTAATACACTTTCGAGATGATGTATAACACCATTTTGAGCAGAATAATCAGGATTAATTATTCTTGATCTATTATTTGCAGTTTCTATATATAAGTTATTTTGAGCATCTTGAAAAAATCTAACTTTAGAGGTTCCTAGCGTACTAGCAACCGTATTGTTTACAGCAAATGTTCTAAAATTTGCTGTAGTAAAACTTCCTAAAATGATATGAGATTTTAAAAAATCAACAAGTTGGTCTTCATTTAAATCATCATAACCAATATATGATTCAAAAGCATCGCTATTAGGAGCAACAACCGTATAATTCTTTGACACATCATCTAAATCATCTAGAACATTATATTTTAGTAGTAATTGATATAAGGTTTCTAAAGCTGTATTTTTACTTACACCTGTACCGATTTCTGTTCTAGAAAATTCTATTACATCTTTAACTGTATTAAATTTAGCACTAGGCTTTGGAAGTGTAGAATCATATACCCATGGTCCAGCGGGGGGAAATATATCTGTCATTATAAATGATATATATATTTTATTTTTATCCACAAATTAAATTAGACTACATATCCAACCATATAACAAACCCATTCCCACCATGTTTGGCCTCCTTTATTTTCATATTCTCTTTCTAAACGCTCATAAGATTCTTTTAGCAAACGTTGTAAGTCACGCGTTTCTTCTTTTCGTATAGATAATTTATCTCTATTTTCCCACATATGTATTATATTTAAATAAAATCTTTTAGGAAAATATTGAAATAATTTTTATATTAATTAATATATTATTTAATCATCAAAAATATTTTTCTTTGCGTATTTTATAATATGGTCCGTAGAACTAGAAAAAGTAAAAGAGGTGCTAATGGTAAATACCGTATGAATGGAAAAAGTTTTGATATGCTCGTGGGTTCCCGTGCTCAGGTTATGAATGGAACTGCTTACAAAACCACTTACGGTGCTGTCAAGCCTAAAGGAGATGCTCTTACTAAGACGCACTTAAAATACAACAAACATGGTAGAATTGTATCAAAAACTAAAAGTGCCAAAAAGGGTAAACTTTTAGCACAGTTAAGACGTGCTGGTTATACTACACAAAAGGGTAAGTTTGGTGCTGTTAAACTTAATGGTAGAAAAACAAGAAAAGTTAAGAAAAGCCGAAGAAAGGGACGCAGATGCCGACACAAATCAGGAAAACTTAAGGGTAAATTTAAGAAATGTTAAATTATTCCACATATGATTCTTTAATTGAATCAATAATTTTTATAAGACTATTAACAGATACTCTATTAATAGTATTGTATACCAAACATTTAGTAATAATATTATCTAATTCCGAAGATAAATTATTTAATGATGCATTTACTAAATAACTTACATTTTCTGAAAACTCTATTTTATTTGTATAACTTTCTTCTTCAATACCAAATATAAATGTACTTGTATATAGTAAATAAATAATAACACCTAATGACCAAATATCTGTGTTTTTTGTAAATTTTTTATAAAGTAACATTTCTGGAGAAATATATCCTATTGTTCCTTGTATTTTATCTTTTATTCCATTAGTTTCTTTAAAATTTGCAGTAAATGATAAATCTATAATTGCTATTTTTATAGGATTTAAACAACAAACTAATATGTTCTCAGGTTTCAAATCTAAATGAACATAATTTAATGTTAGTAATTTTTTTAATCCCAAAAGTATTTGATAACTTAAATGTAAAACATCTTTTTCTTTATATTGAAAAGGATTTTCATGTGAAATTATATTTTGTAAATCAGTTCCATCAATATAATTATAACAAATTACTTTACATTCATTTAATTTAAATGAACATTGTATTTTAGGAAAAAAATTAGTATCTAAAATTTTAATATTTGTCAAAACATTTATTTCATTTTTTGTTTCTTTTTCCCAATTTTCTTTTATTATTTTACAAGAATACGTAGATTTTTTTACATTAATTTTAAAAACATTTGAACTAATACCAAATCCTATATGGTTATGTCTTCTAGTTTTAACTAATTGTTTTTGAATATTAAATCTTAATTCTCTATTGCTTGTTGGTTTAGTAGGACTTTCCAATTCCTCTTCATCATGAATTTGATTTCTACCTAGACAACATCCCAACATTTATATATTATATTAATTTCCTTCGTTTATATTCTTTTTTTCTTCCATAAGTATTTAAAGATTTTAACAACATAATTAGATATATGAATAATAATTATGTTTTGGAAATGAAAACTGTACAAATATCTCCGATGAGAACATTGATGACAGCGTTAAAGGATATATTACTAGAAACAAATATAGTTTTTTCACAAGAAAGTATTGATAGTGAAACAGGTAAAGTATCTCCTGCTGGTATAAGAATTATAAATATGGATAAATCTCATACTATTTTAGCCCATCTTTTTTTAGATGCACTTAAATTTGAACATTTTTATTGCAAATACCCGAAAATTATTATAGGTGTTAACATGTTTCATTTATTTAAATTAATTAATTCAATAGATAATGATGATACACTAACTATTTATATAGAAGAAGAAGATTATAGTGAAGGTATTGTTGAATATTTGGGTTTAAAATTTGAAAATGGCGATATTAAACAATCAAAAATACAGAAATTAAAACTAATTGAACCAGATGAAGAAGAATTAGATATGCCATCAGTTAAATTTTCTTCTGTTATTAATTTACCTTCATGTGATTTTCAAAAAATTATTCGTGATTTAAGTAATATTTCCGAAAGACTAGAAATTAAATCAATCGGAAATGAACTTATTTTTTCATGTAATGGTCCATTTGCAAGTTGTAAAATTAGAAGATGTGAAAGTGATGGAATAACTGAATTTATAAAAAAAAATGAAGAATCAACAGTAATTCAAGGTGAATTTTCTCTTAAAAATTTAGGTTATTTTATTAAATGTACAAATCTTTGTAATAATATTGAGATGTATTTAGAAAATGATTTACCACTTGTTGTAAAATATAGCGTTGCATCATTAGGAGAGATAAAACTTTGTTTAGCACCTCTTCCTAGTTCTTAAAATATAGATTTTTTTACAACAAAAAAAATATAATCTTTTACTTTAAATGCACTATAACCGAAAAAACTTCCTAACATTGCACCCATTATTATTTGTTGAACAGTATGACATTTAAATATCCATCTACTTACCATAACACCTAATCCCCATATGGTAATATAAGATATTTTTACTAGATTAGAAATATTATTGCCATTATTTAAAAGTTTTAAAATTAAAAATGTAGAAAAAAGAGCCGCGTTTTGAGAATGTCCTGACGGCATTCCATATGAGGTTAGTTTTTTCTTTTGTTTTTTAGATAAAAATAAACCACATTGTTTTGCTCCATAAGGTCTAGCACCTCTTCCTAAAAATGGTATGTTATCTCCAAAAATAGGTCTAAAAAAATTATATTTTAAATTATAATTAATTCCTTCCCCAATCCATAATGCAAAGAAAAGATATAAGTAATCGAAATCACTTGTCATAATATAAAGTAAAAGTGTTGAGTACATCATTATAATAGGATATGCTCTTAAAATTCCTTCTATTGTAGATTTTATAGTCATTTAATATACGACTATAAAATTTTTATTTTTTAATGCTTATGTTTTTTAAATAAACATCCTGAAATTTCCATATTTTTTACAGGGGTTAACTCTTTAGGATTTTGAAATTCTAAATTTTGTAACCAAATTTTTATAATACAAAAAGATTTTTTTGGAGATATAGTAATACCTGATATTTTTTCTTGTAAACGATGATTGTTTGATAATGTTTCACCTGTTAAAAGATATGATAAATTTGTCCATGATTTATAAACATCATTATTATTTACTTTAAATGAAAAACATCCACCATTTACATTTTTTGGATCTTCCCATGTTGGATTTATGCCCTTACGCATTAAAAATAACATGCAATTTTTTACCATCTGTGAAGGAACTGAATTCATACAAGAAATAACTTTTTCGACGGAATGTAATTCAACTATTTTATTATAACTTCTTAGACTCCAATCGGTGTCATGTGGTAAATGAGCCCATAAAACCCATTTATCATAAAGAAGGTGTTCTTGTTGTTGTGTTTCTTCACTGAGCACTGGTTCAACATTAGAGATTGATACCATTATAAATACTATTCTATAGTTTTTTTTAAATAAGTTTTAATTTTGTTTTATTTCATAACCTTTATCATTGAGTATACAAAAATCTTTATTTGACAAATTAAATATAGAAATCTGCGAGTCTATTATTTGTAAAGTATAATCCTCGCTGGGATTTTCATTAAAATATGTTTTTATAAACCATTGTATAAATTTTTCATCTAAAATCATATTATTTTCAATATAAAATTGTTGTAATTTATTATGTATTTCTATTTTTTCGACTGGACTTTCTTTATTTTTGGAAACACAATATTCTACTTGCAAAAAAGGTTTTTCAACAACCTTAAATAATTTTAATGAATCTTTATCATTTATTTCATCTTTATTTAAAATACGTTTCCACAAATCATTATTTGATTTATTAACTTTTTTAACAAACATTATATCAAAATTTGTTTGTTCTATATAATATTTTTTTTTCATTAAATCGTTAAAATTACACTGAAATGTTGAATCTTCATTAAAATTATATCCAATAAAAAAATAAGATTCTATTTCATCATCATTTGATGTAGTTTTATCTATTTTTTTATTTATTTTTTTAGAATTAACATCATTTTCTAAAAATTTTTTCATTTCTATGTTAGCCTTATGGTAATACTTTACAGTATTCCATGTTATTTTACCTGAAAGTTCATCAAATTTTTTTTTATCGTAGCAATATAAAAATCCTGCACCCACCACACTTAAGGATGCAACATAAGTAAGAAAAACGAACATTCCATACATATATATAAATAAATAGTATTATTATTTCTTAATATTATTTATTTTAAATTAAATTATTGCCACCATCCTTTTACAACACGATTTTTACAAACATCCAATGTTTCATTAATTTGACAAACTCTTTCTCTATAATTTTTTTTAAATAAATTTTTTTTATTATTATTAAATTTACTCATTAATTCATCTAAAATGTCTTGAAAACATTCTTCTATTTTTAATTGTTTTAAATCTTTTTTAACACTATTTAGATTATTTAAACATCTTGTTGACTTATTTTTAAACCAACTAGCCATATCTTGTTCCCCCATTCCATACAACATATTAGTTATATCATCAACAAATAATTTATATTTTGTTTCGTTAATAGCATTTTCATTATTATATTCTGCTGCTCCACTTGTATCATCATTTTTAGATTTTCCTTGAATTTTTGTTGACACATCATTTTCTTTTGTACTATAAAATAAAAAAGATTTTTCTAAAATTTTTTTATCATTTTCTTTTTTATCTCCTAAACTTTCTACTTCATCGCTTGTGATAGAACCTCCCCCACCTGATTCTGCATTGCCTTTTAAATATTTGTTATAATAATCTAAAATTTTATCTTTTTCCATTTCCGACTCATCTTCTGAACAATCTTCGTTGTCATTATCTGTTCTACTATCGCATTTTTTCCCATGACTATGATGTTTGTGATTACCTTGTTTATTTAATTTTATTTTTCCTGTAGATGGGTCTAATCCAAACATAAGAAGTAAAATACTAACTACTAAAGTCATTAAGATAAATGGAATAAAAACTATTAACCATGAAATTATTCCTAAACCACTTTGACATAAATAATTTAATAATATTGTAAATATTATTGCTACCCAAATCTTAATTAAAGCAGTATTATATAATCCTTTTACTGTATCAATTACTACTTGTGTAATTGAAAATAATAAATATATTAGTGCTGGTGGACATAAATCTGTAAATACCATTTAATCTTATAATATAATGACATAAAAAACATAATTAAAAATATATTTTAGCCTTTTCATTATTAAATTTACCCATTATTATTAAATCACCTTCATCGTCTTCAACTATTTCACCTTCTTTATCACATTTATAAATTGTACCATTTCTCAGGTCATCTGTTAAATATTTTATTTCATTAATTACTACTTCTTCTAATTCCAATTCTTCTTCAGAATCTTCTTCATCTTCATCTTCTTCATCTTCTTCTACGACTTCTTCATCTTCTTCTACGACTTCTTCTTCATCTTCATCTTCTTCATCTTCTTCTACGACTTCTTCTTCATCTTCTTCTACATCTTCATCTTCTTCTACTACTTCTTCTACGACTTCTTCATCTTCTTCTACTACTTCTTCTACTACTTCTTCATCTTCTTCTACATCTTCATCTTCTTCTTCATCTTCTTCATCTTCATCACTTGCAGTATCAATAGTAGCATATTCACCTGCCTCTTGTGCTTTTATTACGGAAATTCCATAGTGGTTTTTATTATCTTCTTTAACTTCAGGATTTTCACAACTATTATTTTTAAATTTATCGGTGACAGACCAATCTAAAAAATCATACGCATCTCTTACTTCTTGAGGTGCATACTTAGAAAGAGATACCCATACAATAGGTGCTTTTTGAATTGGAGGGAAAATATTACCTGCATCATATTGTTTATAAGGAAGTGAATCAGGTGGGAACGGGTTTACATCTACTTCATCTTCATCTTCATTCTCATTTTGGTTATATTCATAGTCATCATCATCGTCAATATCATAATCATCATCGTTATCATCGTCTAACATAGAAAACATATTAATACTTTCTAAGGGTCTAGGATTATTATTTATTTTTTTATTTTTAATAAAAGTATTATTTAATTCTTGTAAATTAATAACATTAGAAGTTATTGTTTCTAATTCTTTGACTTCCAATTTTATAGAATTTATTCCATTTAACTTTTCTTGAAGTTCATTAATTAATGTTTGTTGTTCTTCTATTTTTTTTTGTAATGAATAAATTTTAATATTTTTAGTACAATTAACTTCTATTAATTTTTCTTCTAATTCTTTAACTTTATTGGTTAACTGTTTTGTTAATGGAAAATTTAGTAAAACATCATTTGCGTTACTATTTTTATCAAATACTGGATTCAATATTTTAAATAAATTTTTCTTTAATACACTACACAATTCATCAGACATGTTATCTATAATAGATGCTTCTTCCATGATATAAATAATTATACATGATACGTTTAATTAGATTTTTTAAAATGTTTATTTTAGTTAAATATGGCATCTAAAAATGACATTATAAAACTGGTCGTATCACAAACAAACTATACAAATAAGGAGGCTGAAAAGAAATTACAAGAACATGATTACAACTATGTAATGGTTGTAAAAGAATACTTAAATCCATCAATAAATAAAACTGAAAAAAGAGAACCTGAAAAAAATAGGAGTTTAAATGAACAAATGATGGATGAAATAAGAGGATTTATGGACATCGCAAATAGAGAATATTTAATTAGAAAAGAACAAGAAAAAAAAAATAAACTAATACAACAACAAATGTATGAACAATATTTACAACAAATAAAAGAAAAAGAAATAGAAAAAAAAGAAATAGAAAAAAAAGAAATAGAAAAAAAAGAA